GGAACGAGCCGGGGTAACGACAGCACGGACGTATTTGTCCAAACTGGAGAAATCCACATTAACTTCTGCAACTGCCGATACTGGAACGTTTGAAGCGGTTAAAGTGACACAAGCCAGCGCAATGGTGGCTCCGCTCACGTCCGACCAATCCGATTTGTCAGCGGATTCCTGGATTTTTGCGGTGATTCCCAGTTGCCCATCAATTGAAGGGCCATCGATGCCGTAATGAACGGCAAAAACGCCGCTCAAATATCCAGAACGGTCAATGGCCGCCCCTTCAATGTCGGTATCGGTATCGCCAGGCCCCAAGACAGAGCCGCCGCCGTTCATTATTTTTATGTAATTCCCAATATCACGAGAGTTCATATTTATCGCCTCCAAATAAAAAGGCCGATAGGTTTACGCTACCGGCCTTGAATCAGTCAATTATGAAACGATTGATGCTCCCCAGGTGACAGCTTGAATGACAGCTCCCGAAGTATTCCTTCTCATGGCAAAGTCATGCCGTGCGATAGCCCTTAAAACGGTCTGGTCAAGCGAGAATGCCGATACGACGCTTGAACCGTCGTAATAAGCGGCTTCGCTGGAGATTTCGATCTCGACTCGGCTTGATTCACCGATCGCAGCGTCGGCAAAATCAACAAAGTAGATTTCCGATTCGTCCTCGCCGTCGCCCAAATTGTCGGGAACCTGAGTGGTCACGCCAAACGGGAATCCAAAGAGCCTGCCTTGGTCTATTTCGCCCTTGAAAGCAAAATTCCCGTTGCTGTCCCGAACGGTCTTTAAATATAGTTCCGAGCCAGGGGACAAAATCCAACCGCAGTTGAGGAATTTGGTTTCATTTTTGCGGAGGTAATAAATTGCTTTAGCGAGATCGATGGTGACATTAGCGAGATTGACGGTTTTGTTGGCATCGAATTTGTTAGCTGTGGCAATCCAGTTCAACAATCCTTTCGGTTTGTCATTGTTCCCATCATCCCGAATAAATGCAGCATCTTCACGCTGTGCCATTGCTCCAACCAGGTCGTTCCGTACCACTTCATCGGCTTTGGGGGAACTAAAGCGGATGAGGTCGTTTGAGATCGGGACCAAACACGCCAATTTCTTCCAGGTTAATTTTACCTGTCCAGAGGTGGGTTGGCTCTTCGGAACGTTGGTTCCCTCGCCGATATACTCAGCAGATGCTCCGCCCGTCACTGCCGGCATGCTCATGGTGCCGGTTTCCATGGGGATAATCACGGGGTTCATTCTGCGCACGACTGCCAAGGGGCGTAAATACTCAATGAGCTGGCTGGAGTATTCCTCCGGTACCAAATATCCACCGGCTTCTCCTTCGTCGGTCTGCAATGCCTTGACAATGGCTTCATCCTTCCATGCTTTTTGAGCAAATGCCGCTGCTTTTTGAGGATCGCCTTTCCCAGCCGCAAGAGCTCGGATTAAACGACCCACATTGGGCTTTTCGGCTTTCTGTTCCTGTTGCCTTTGAGAAGCAAGGATTTTCTCAATCCATTTCTGTTGATTATCACTCTGCTGCTGTAACACGTCTTTTAATTTTTCGCCTAAAACGTCATCTATTAACTGTACAAGTTCTTCTTTAGTCACGTTCGTTCACCTCTTAATCGAGTTTTCCAGTCAACTTCCTCAGTTTCTCGTCAATCAATTTGCCGAGGACTCCCTTTACATCGTCTGCATTAATGTTGAGTGGGTCGGGTGGAGTTTTTTCTTCGTGGGCAATTGAATCGAGGTCGATCTCTTCATCATTTAAGGTGGAATCAGTGGATTTCTGTTCTTCAGGGCTTTCATCATCAAAAGTGAATTCTTTGTTGTCATCATCGTCTTGAGGTTCAGTTGCATTTAAAAGCTGATGTAACACTTCTATGGCATCCTGCATCTGGGAGACGCAGGATTGAATTAATGTCCTGTTTTTCTCGGACAAAACACGTCCGGATTTTTGGTCAGAAAATTGCTCGCATTTCTGTTTGGTAACTTCTTCATTGATGTAAGCTATAAGTTGGTCAGTTCCAGAAAATGAAATTGTTAGAGTATTATCAGGGCCTAACCCATGCAGTCTGGCATAAATATTTGCCAGCTCACTCATCACGTTTGCTTCTCGTTCAGTAAACAAAGCTAAAAGGTATGAGAATTCTTTACTTTTGGTCAAATCCTCATGCTCTTTGAGCCAGGCTTCAGCATCAGATTTCTTTGGGAAGGTCTCTTTGTCAAAGATGATGGTCTGAGTTTTCATCGGACCGTCTTCACCATCTTCCTTGAGCTTGCCAAAGACTGCCTTGACTCCAGTATCAATTTCCTTGGTTCTAAAGGAATCTTGAATGAAGTCCTCGGGGTCTCGCACTCGATAGCGCCAGGAGTTCTCAGTTTCATCCCATCCGCCACCTCGGGGTTTGGTGACAATTTCCTTAGATTCCGTATCTTCAGCTTTAGGGGTTGAATAGCTTTTCCCACTCAAAAGAGAAAATACGGTTTCAATGTCTTTCTTGGGGATCCATATTCCCTTCTCCTCGTTCCAGGTATCCAAAACCTTTTCCGCCCAGGACTTCAATGGGAGAAGATCGATTCCCATGGATTTCGCCGAAACGAGAGCTTCGGGGTTTGCGGGAACGGGGACGCAGGAATGTTCCAGCAGTTCCTGGGTATAAAATTCAACGCCCTCAGTTTCATTGTTGAAGGCGTAGGTAATCGGTTGGAACCCCACGCTTTTGGCATTGAGGAATCCGTTCTTATACAACTCAAAAACCATGAATCCAAATGGATAGAGGTCACGGGGGGTGAATTGGTCTCTTGATTTCAACTTCCCCTCTTCAACCCAGACGTTCACCGATTTGGCAACAGGGGGTTGGCCGTAATCATGCGCCCAGAGAACCACGGGGTTTTTTCTAAAGTTTTCCAGCTGCCAGCCGTTTTGGTCGATGGTGTCGTGATAGCGGTCTTGGGTGGGGGTTGAGTTGGTAAATTCAATGATACGTTCTTCGTCGCTGATTTCTTTTTCTTCGACGATGAAATACTTCCTCACGCCGACGCCTTCAGCCTTGCCAGATTTTGCCAATTTATGAAATTCAAGGTCACTTAAATACTTGATATCAGGCATTGTTTTCGCCTCCTATGCGGGCAATAAAAAGCCCCACGCCAGGAGGCATGAGGCTTGTAGAGTATTAAGGGAGAATATAGAAGATATATTTCAGAATAAATTATTCCTCTGGTATAAAGTCACATCTACAATTTGGATGAATTTGAGTGTTAATGTTGCTGGCTTCTGAGACTAAATAAGAATGTCCATGATATGACAAACATTCTTCGCAGGTTCTTTCGTCTAAAGCAGCCCACCAAGTCACTTTTTCTGTTCCTGATTGACGATAAAGTTCAAGGTTTCCCGCCCGATAGCTCCGTATCGTCTCAGTCCTTGAAATGAGCTCAGAACGATAACCCTTAGCAGCTGTAAATACTTGTCCTACTCGATCGGATAATTGCGAGATGGTTTCTCCGTTGTTAATACCTTCGCTCAAGGTTGCCCTAAGAGCTTCAAGGGTGGTGTCATTGATCCCTTTAATCTGAATTCCCAATTCTGAACTTATCCACTCCTGAACATGAGGATTTGTCACATCAAACAGCGAATAGTCAAATCCGATGGTCTCGGCGGCTTCCTCAGCCCCGTCCTCTAAAATAGAAATCAATAAGGGCATGGCCAAATCAGTCAGGAGCTTGTTGTATTTGGCCCGCTCAAAGAGAATTTCTTCAATGCTAAATTTCTGGACCGCTTTTTGGTTTCTAAGTTTCGCCAAGACTTCATCCTGCTGTTGCTGAAAGAATTTCTTGAGTTCCCTTTTCCATTTCTCTTCCCAGTTGTCCCACTTCTTGACTTTCGCATTCCATCTTTTTATCTGCTGTTCCTCGTTTAACAGCGGCTCGGATTTTTTAATTGCTTTAGTTTTTTCTTCTTCCGGTTTTTTTCTTTTTCCTGCCGGTACTTCAATCAACATGGCCGGAACCATGAATACTTTTCCTTGGTCATCAGGAAGAGGTTCTTTACCCGCCATCTCCCTCCATTCGTCTTTGGTGAGAGCCCAGGGCGAAACAGTGGCGGCTCGGAGCTGATATTCTTTGTCTTCAGCGACCGGTGAAACATAATCGATAATAATCCGATCGTCAAAATCAGGGACCAAAAACATCTGCAGGTATTCTCTTAAGGTCTCCAGGCGTGGAACCAAACAGTAAAGAGCAAAGATATAACTTGCCGCTTCGATAGTAGCGCGGTTTGAATTTTCGATTATCCCCAATATTTCAGGAGTGACACCGAAAGTTTGAATGATGATGTCCCGTTCATATTTTCGCAGAGGGATTAAATCCATATCGGAAAAAGACTGCGACAATTCCTTTACTTCGATTTTCTTGCCCACGAAGAAGGGCTTAAAGGCTTTCCAGAACCCCTGGTTTCGCTTTAGCCATTCCTGCTCCATCCGCTGCGTATCGGCCGGCTGCAGTCCATCACCATAGACTAGCAAATCCGGTCTGGCTCGGTTATAAAACCAGGCTTTGGTGTGTTGGGCCGCAAATTCATCGGTATCGAGTTCGTCCCCCAATGCCATCCCCAAGCCGGACCCCCTTGAGTAGGGTTTTTCGGGATCCGGCTCCTTAAACCAGATAATTTCTGTCGGTGGGATGGGGATCCTGTTGTGCTCAACCTGAACGACAAAATAGGGGTTGTTCTTGGTGGGGAGATCGGTTACCCAGGTGGGATGAATCGGCCATATTTCAATGGGGACTCCCAGACCGTTCCTCTCTTTGATCCAGAAGGCTTCGCCCACTGAATCCAAATAAATTTGAGTGAGCTGGCGTACGTACGATCCGGTCATTTCGCGGTTGCACTCATTGATCAAATCGAGTAACGGGTGTTCGTCTATTTCAACCAGTTCCATTTCTTTTTTCAGCGATTGATAGATATTCCGTTTCTCGTCATGAGGGGCGTGGAGCATTTTGGCAACTTTTACCGCTTTGCCCTGTTTTTTCAGGGCGTAAAGCTCCCAGGTCACCGAGGCGATTGATTTGGAGACTCGGGCATTGGCCGCCCGGAACCAAGGCATGTTTTTATAGGATTTGATCGTTTCCGCCGCTCCCTTTCGAGAGGGGGCGGATGAGTTTGAAATAATTTGAGACAGAAAAGATGACGGCTTGGTCTCAACTTTGAAGGCTTTTTTAATTTTCTGGAATAGGCTCATTTCATCACCAACAAATTGGGTTTGATTGAAAGTTGTTTTTTAAGTGGGTAAAAATAGCATATCTCACGGCATCTAAAGCATGGTCATTGAATTTCACCGGTTCATCAAATATGTTGCCGTTTTTGTCTTCCTTCCATTTGTACCCTTGAATTTCTTTGATGAGGTTCACGGAATTTTTGTGGATGTGGAGCTTAGACCGCTTCACATAATCGATTCCGTCTTTGACCGATTTATCCGATTCTTTGATGTTAAACCGGTGGGTATCATAGATTTCCTTTATTCGTTGTGGCTCGGCACAATCGGCATAAATCGGGGCGCTGGGATTAAAGATGATTTGTTTCATCCGTTCAATAAGTTCGCTATTGGTCAGGTGAGTTTCGTAAAGGCATTCTCGGAGAAAGATTTCACTGTCTTCGAGTTTGGCTT